TGTCGACGCTTGGCTTCAGGTCTCCGAAAAGGTCTGTGTGGGTTGTTGCCGCTAAAACCGCCTTACCAAGCTTACGTGCCAGCTTCTGCACATTGAAAGCTACAATTTTGGCTGTGTCCCTGTCCAGAAGCGAACAGAACTCGTCAAAGACCCACCATTGGGCACCGGATTCTATCATCTTCGCTATTCTATAGCGATATTTCTGACCATCACTTAGCTCACGATAACGGCGAACAAACAGGAAGGCATCGTTTAACCCTACCTTTGAAAGCAGCTCTAAGCCTTCGCTGAAGGTTTTGCCAACCGAGTCGATTAATGGCTTATCAAGGTCTATTTTGATGTCGTTCATGTTAATGACGGTTTGACCTATGTCTTGCCTTATGTCCTTTTCAAGAGTCTTCAGCAAGACGCTTTTTCCACTACCTGAGTCGCCCGTGATGTAAACGATGTCTGTTGGACTAATCTTAAGCTCCACATTGTCGTAGACTACAAACTTGTGGTGCTGGTCTATGCCTAAGCCGAAGGCTTCTGCGACGCCAATCGTGCGAGGCGTTATTTCAGTTGCGGTTTCGTAGCTTATGTTGATTATGAACTTTCCTTGCTGTCTGTCGTATTTGCGGGAGTATCGCCGAATGCGGAAAAACTCTCTTCTTTGCCTTGTCATTTTAGGTCCTGCCAATTTTGTAGCGTGCCAATCTTCCAGTCTTGCTTCTTAGGGCGTAGAGGTAGTCGGCTAAGAGCATGGGTTCCCTGCCCAGCTCAAGGGTCAGCTCTAAGGTTTGGTCTCTTGCTCTGAGGTTGTATTCGACGCTTATGACCCGATAGTAGCCGTTAACGTTCTCGTGAGGAAGCTTAACATGGATTTTGTCGGCTGCGAGGATTGGGGTGTTGCCGTAGTCGATGACGCTGCTTGTTATTTTGATGTACTCGGCTGGGCTGCTGAGATAGTCGTGGAGAGCTTTAGCTCTAAGTAGGCATTCGTTGTCGCTGTGTAATTCCTCGTCTGTCTCGGCGAGTTCGCGCTGTCCTGTTCCGTAGACGGCGCTCCATCGTGCATGGTTGAAGAAGAGGTTGTCAACCCAGAAGCTGCCTGTTCCCGTGCCTGGAAAGTGCACGTCCCAGAAGACCTCGTTTATGACGCTCCAATCAAAACCCGCATCCACCCAGTTCCACTCGTTCTCGTATTTCTTGCCCGCGTTAAGCTGAATCAGAGCCCACTTGTCAGCTTCGGCTATGTTAAACTCTCTGGTCGCCCATTTCCCAGTGTAGTCTTGCAACGTTAAGGAGGCTCCACTGCTGAAGCTTCCTTCACGGTTTATTTGGAACTGGATGCTTGGATACTTGTTGAGGTTTGGCTGCCAGCCAGAGGGGATAACCAAGCGCAAACGTCCGTAATAGTCTGGCGTGCCTGTGGTGTGTTTTATGCTGTAGGTTCCTTTGGCTACTCTATCTGTTGCAAGGGAGACGCTTCCCGTGCCAGTGCCGCTCTGCCAGTCGTTTATGGCATCGCCGTTGAGATCTAAAGTTTCTGTCCAAGAATCTCCATCAAGCGGATACTTCTTTTCAGCTGCCCCGTAAACGTAGATTTTGTCCCTCTGGCGAAAAACGTTTTTCTCATAAACATAAGATTCAATGCGTTCATCCAAGCTAACGTTAGAGACTTTGCTGTTGCGGGGGAAGAATTCAAACTTGCCGTCTGGCGCCACTCGGAAGTCAAATCCTATGACACCAGCCTTGTCGGCGGTTGCAGCTATGTACTTGAGAATGTCGAAAACTGGTGTGTTCTCGTATTCCAGCTTTGTATAAGTTGTATCGGTGTTCTCAATCAGCTCTGTTGTGTCACGGACATGGCTTAAGCCCACATAGTTGTCGATTAGGTCCTTAACTATAGCTTCGCCCTTCATGTTCTCGTAGGTTTTCGTGACCACACGTCTGAAAAGCCTCTCGCCCCAGCCTCTGCCAGTAACACGGACATAGTTTTCAGCCGATGCGCCTATGAGCTGGACGTTTTCAACGCGTATCTGAGCTATAAGCGGGTTGTTGGCTCCCCTTCCGATGTAGATTCTTCCATCAACGCCTTCGAGGATCTCGCTGGAACCTCCAGGGCTATACCTCCCGTCAAAGTTTTGCAGTAGACAGTTGAAGCTTGAAACCTCGTTTGTCTGTCCTAAATGAATGCTCAACTCGATAACGTCTTTTTGAGGTGGCGTCACCGTGCCGAAAACGAGGGAGCACACGGGCAAGGCTACGCTCAATATTCAACACCTTTGCGATAGAGTTCTTCTTCGCCTGCACGCCTGATAGCTCGATATCGTGTAGGTGTTTCAGCCAGGCGAGCGTTATACTCCGCCTGTGCGGCTGCTGCCTCTCTTGTGGTTGTGGCAAGCCAGTGCATGTACGCTGCAGTGGCGATGATCAAGCCGACTCCAAGCGTGAGAAGGCTGATTTTCATGGCTAAGCTGGCGTTTAGAAGCCATGTCGCTAAGGTTGCGGCTTTGGTTACGATTATGGCTTTGGCTTGAGCCATGCTGTGGGCGACTGTTGCTCCAACGTTGCCCCATTTGACCGCGCTTAAAACGGAGTAGGCGTCTTTGAGGCTTCCTATCATGGTAATAACGCTTGGAATCACGGTTGCAGTAGCGGAGATGTAGGCTCTGGTCACTTCCCGTTGAGCATCAGCCAGACGAGCCTGCTTGACAGCCAGAAGCTCTTGGTTAACGGATATCCGCTTCAAAACGAGGTTATATTCTTCGGTCCCGGTCTTTCCCTCAGCAATCAGCTTGTTTAGGCGTTTCTGGTATTCCGCTAAGGTTACCTGTGTTTCGTTGACCTCTTTGATTCCTGCAGCCACGGCGATTTGGGCCATCTCGATGCTTCTCCACATGCCGTATAGGGCCATGCCGCTTGTGACGACCCCGCTCATCTTGAAGGCTAAATCCTTGAAGCTCACGCCTAAGGCTCTGGCGTCCTCTTGGATGCGCCTAAACTCTGCGCTCACACGGTTTTGAGCTGTGACAGCTATGCTAATCTCGTGGAAAGCTACTGCGCTCATGTTCGCCGTGCCTCCCCAATAGCGTGTCTAACAGCTTCTCCCATGATGCTGCCGAGCTGAGGCAAGTATCGCTGGATGGCTCTCCATAGAAACTTGCGGGCTTGCATGTAGCGGGTTCCAAACTCAACAAACAAGGCGTATGGGGCTGTGGCGCCTACTACGAGCATCCATTCTCTAACCCGACTAAATATGTTGCTTCTTAATCGACCAGTCCGCATAGGAGCCAACCTTCTGGCTTCAGCTGCAACATCGGCTCCAAGGCTCACAAGTTTACGATGAACATGCTTCTGCATTGCAGAGTCTAAGCTACGCATTTTGGCTTGAAACTCCTTGACGCCTTTCACGTCAAGCTGGACCTCAAACGCCATTAGAGTTCACCACGTTTTTTGGAGTGGAGATAGGCGCTGTGCAGAGCCATGCCGAAAACTAAACCTGCAAGGAACGCAGCGAGGACATTGAAAAACTCAATCATTGCGTTGCCTCTCGTTTGGCTTTGGCTATCTCCTGCTCTGTTTGGCGGTCGATTTCATTGAGGATCACGATGAACTCTTCGATGGTTTTGGCTGGCTGCTTGGCGAGCTGATTGGGTGTCCATCCGAACTCTTTGCATAGCCTGAACTCTGTGAGGCTTGGATGAGGCTTGCCTCTCCGCATCGCCCGTAGGAGTTTTTTACTTCAGAAGGTGTGATGCCGCAAAGTCGGTTGACAACTCTGCTGAATAACTCGCCGAGACCAATTGGGATTCCGTTCTCTTCGCTTAGCAGCTTCTGAAGTGTGATAGGTTTGTTTTCTGGTTGCTCCTTTAGGCTTGCCCATATGGTTTCGGCTTGTATGGCAACGAAGTCGCTACTGAGTACATTGCCAGTTAAAGGATGGTATTTTGTGTGTTTTTGGATGATGCGGTTGCGTTTAGCCCATGTGATCTCCTGGAAAACGTAGCGTCCAGCGTATTCCTCGCCGAATCGGCTGTCAATCTCAACAACTTCTGTTCTCAATGCCTTATTCACCTCAGCTTATCCAGATGTCTCTGGCTACAAACCGTGCTTTCAAAGCTACAAGGTCCTCGATAGTCGTAGGAGTGTTCACGTTTTCCCATTTGCAGTATTTGAAAAGGGCCTTGTTGGTTCCGCCTAAGCCAAATTCGAGGCTGAATTCAGCATCATTGATAATATCATCAAATTCTTGTTTGCTTTCGAATTCAAAGGTTACTTCGCCTTTGAGGTTGCGGTGACGTTCTGGCAGATACTTTAAGACATGTCCGATATGGGCTTCAACTTTTCCGCCGTCAAGCACAGTATAGGTGTTAGCCAGGTTGTTTAGCATGGTTAGGTCATGGTTTACTGTGTCAACCGAATTGACTATGTTCCACTCGCTGGCATTGTTATCGCTTATCTTGACCATGTCGCCAGCCTTAAAAAGTGAAGCATCCGCAATAGACACAACCTTCTGGCCAGCCGCAGCATCCGCATCTAAGTTGCTGCTCTGGTTTTTCCGAATCACCGGGACCCGTTTGAAGTTGTTTTCGATGGTGAAGCTCCAGTCGGTTACGCGGTCTACGACGGCTAAGCCTGTGCCGTCTGCGGCTCCACGTTTCACGTAGCTGTCGAAGAAGGGAACTGCGCCAGCCAGATCCGCATAGGTTGCCCAAGTTA